TAGAATAGGTTGATCTATAGGTGCGTGATCGGTCATGTTAAATAAACTCCATTGATGGTGTGATGTATAGTCCAACTGCGTCTTGGTTGAACATTTCTTTGTATAGCTGTACTACGTCATTGATAGCTTGCCTGTCATCTGTCTCGATTGAGACTTGTTTGGCTAGCTCATGTTCAGACTTCCAACATCCGTTTGCGTCTGTGACCATGTAGCCATCAAAGTGTGCGTCAAGTACCTCGTTGCAGTACATCTGCCAGTCAAGGTCTGTAACGTAGTCGTCCTCGCCATTGCGCTTGCCGAGTGGTATGTTACGGCCAAAGGTTAGGTGATGTAGCATAGCTGTGTCCTTTGTTGATAGGTGTATAAGTTAGTGAACTCCTGTGGTGTGAACAACAAGAGTGATAGTAGTATGGTTATGAAAAGCATATCTTGTCTCCATTAGGTTTATAAATTGTAACTTTGGTGACATACTCGCCTAGTTCTGTATTGAGCACCATAGAAGCTATGTCCTGTTCGTTGAGCAATGCCCAGTTGAAGCCATTAGTTAACTCCATGTACTCGTCCTTGTCTAGTGAGATGCACACCTCGTTCTGTGTGTCGTCGTCCTCGCATTGTTTGTACTCGAGCCCAATGGCATCAAGCAGCTCCTCGCAGTCGCAGTCGATCTCGAAGTAGAAGTCATATGTGCTACGACCTTGTGAATGTACTGTGTCCTGTACTGTAGTCATGTGTGCGTCCGTCCTTGTGATTGTGAAGTGGATTGTGGTTTTGTCTCATATATCTCTATTATAGCAAATTATCTTGAGACTGTCTTGAGATGTGTGGAATCTCAGATAAGAATAATGAGTCGCATGAGACTGATTGTGAATGAGTGTGAGATTTGTGAGTCTCAACACACTTTCGTTGGGATTGATTTACATTTCTTAACAAAGGTAGATCTTCGTTTCCTGTTAATTGTTGACGGATATTGTGTGAGAACAGGAACAATATCTTGATCTTCTAACTCAGTAACAGTATTGTAAAGAGACCTGTAATACTCTGTAGAATGCTTATAGAACTTGAATCTTTGATGGTTCATACTAGACTCCTGCGAATGCAAGTTGAGTCTCAGGCTTGAGATTGACTGCAATACCTAGTGTCTCAAGGTTCGCAATATCTTTAGCATTGATAGTCTTCTTACCAGTGAGACTTGTGAGAGCCGCAGCATATACTGGATCTAACACATAGTGAAGTTCTCTACCGAAGGCTTGTGTCTTAACTGTCTTGATGTTGGTCATGTTTTGGAATCTCCTTTTCTCTCTTATGTACTTATTATAGCAGTCCAAACTGAGATTGTGTTGAGATTTCAGCAATCCAAGACATCTCATTTGAGTCGCACATGATTGTGAGTCTCAGTCTGATACGGCTTGATACTGTCTGATACTGAGACGCAAACAGATGGCAACATATTGTAACAGTCTCATGTTGCGTCCATGTTGCGAATGAGTGTGATCGGCTGCCCGCACTTGACAAGTCTCATGCCGTGTCCAGCCAGTCTCCGTCCTTGTTGCCTTGCGTCTCACGAGATTCGTGATTCGCATGAGTCTCAGCGATCTATATTATATTGAGACCGCAACGGGGGAAACCGCACCTTGCGTGTGTCGTATATCGACCTCTCAAATTTGTGTCATTTTTTTAGACGATCCATCTGTTTATGGTAGTCATCTATAGCTGAGTCTATGTTAGCTTTGATAGTATAGTCAAGATAGAGCTGTTCTAGCCAGACTAAGAAGCCTAATATAAGAAAATTAAGGTGTGGTAGTGGTGTTTTGACCTCTTTATACACCTGTTTAAACTGACCTGTATGTAAATGCTTCATTTTTTCTTGAATAAAGACTCTAAATACTGCTTTTTAAGTTGTAAACGCTGCTCTTGAAGGCTTAAAAGAGGCCATTTATTAATCTTTAGGGCGACTTTTATCTTCCTCCATCGAGCTAGCAAGGCCCTTTCAAGGGCTGCAAATAGCTTCATGTTGGTTAGTTGGAGTAGGTTTATGAGAAATATCCACTCATAGGATATTAGGTACAGGAGAGGAGTCCACCCTTCTCTTCCCCTGTATAAGTGCGTGATCGACCTAACGCCAGTTATAGTGGTCGTTGTAGTCGTCTAGACCCATACATTCACGCCTTTGGTCTAAATCATAGCCCATTACGAGGTGATTTGCACTCGCTTGAGGGTTATCTAGGAACTCTGCAAGCGTATATTCCCATTCTTCTGCCTTTCTAAGCCTGATTTGGTCTTGTGCAGAGATAGATAGGGCATCTGTAAAGTATTTTACGCCTTGAGCGAGACAATCCAGTCTATCATCGTGTTTGACAGCCCTTTTCTCTCGACACATACGACTCATTTGATAAAATAGCATATAGAGGAGCCGCTCTTCAGCTGGACTGTCTTTGTTGGACGCATAATCCCAGTCAATAACACCCCTGTCAATAATAAGACGATGCTGATTAAGCACAGGTTCAAGCGAGTCAATAATTCTGTCTTCTTTCCGAACATTTGCACGTACCTCTTCAATATTGATGTGTTGTTTTGTGTTGATAAGATGTTTTTTAAATAATTCACCTACGATGCCATCTCCAAAGTTTGTCTCAATAACCAAGCTTGTAACTCCATAGTCTCTGCATTTGGAGAGGATGTCGAGCAAGGTACTATCCGAGTACCCGTCTCTGTAGGCTGACATCTCATGCAGATAGATGAGTCCATTTCGTTGAGAAAGGAAGGCGGCAGCCGTTTCATCCGTTCCACGACCGCTTGGGTCAACACTGCAAATCGTTTCATCATAGCTGCTCCACTCTCCCACGAGTTGCATTGGAGAGTAAAAGTAATCACCCGGGAGGCCGACTGTTGGGGCATCTCGTATGACTTTACTAGGATCGCTGCACCATATGATGTTTTCGGGAGCAGTGTTAGGGTTAACAGAAGTGACGATAAGATCAGCCATCTTAAGGGGGAATTTTTGTGCATCTGAGAGGGTTGTGTCTAATTGGAACTGAAGCATAAAGTTGCTACGACCCATAGACGCTTCTCTTTCTATCAGGTCTTCATCTGTAAATCTATCGTCTGTAGGAGCCCACTCATCAACACCCTGTTCGATGTCTTCAAGTATATCCTGTGCTAGGACTTCTCCGTACTTGTTGAGTTTGTCTGCTCTTGGGTATCTTGCTGGCCAAACCATGGGACGATAGTTGCGCTCTGCCAGCCTACGATAAATAGTAAAAGTAGTCTGAGGAGTCCCGAGATACATAATACGGCTATCGTTCTTCGGGGTAAGGATCGACTCCGCTTCAGTACATAGTTGTAATAGTTTTTCACGCATGAACTCCGTAAGTGAGTTACCGGGTACTTCAACGTCATCAAGAATCATCAGGTCTGCACGAGATCCTGTCAGCTGTCCGGTGATACCAACTGACTTGACTGATGGTGCTTGGTGTGGGCTACAGTTAACATCAAAGCTTATTCTTGACCATCTACTGTCGTCCGACTTAGGTTGGAGGTGGCTTAACCAAGGTGTGTCTATGATGAGTTTCTGTAGAAAGATCGACATGTTGTCTGCACGTTCTTTTGATGCAGAGATTATCATGACCTTTCTTTCGGGGTCATTAAAGAGTGTCCATAATACGAACGCACCAGTAATCCACGACTTACCTACACCACGAAACGCCTGCACTTGCAAACGCTTCGGGCCGTTTTGTAGGTAGTCCGCAATTGCGTACTGTGCCCTCGTAGGACTCGGCAAGCCCAGCTCCGCCCACAATGCCTGTAGGAAGAGCTTGAAGTCTTGCTGTAGTAAAACTAGGGAATTTTTTTCGGTATTCATTATAAGTTTTCAAATATATAGTTACCAACTATTTTAGTTGCTAATTCATAAGTTAATTCACCTGTTTGACCGTTAGGTAATGTAATAGTATAAGATCTAAATGTACCATCAGGTAGTTCAAATAAATTTCTTAAAATATTTTGTGCCGCTACTACTGCATCATTTTTGTTACTAACACGAGAAAATCCTACTGTTCTATCACGATCAACCATTTCTCTAAGATCTCTTTCAAAATCTTCAATATCTTGATTTCGAGCAAGCCTTTCTTGTCTTAATCTGTTTTGAGTTGCAATAAAGTCTTGTTCAGTCTGTCTATCTAGATATTTCATATATTCGTTTCCACCACCTTCTCTTTTGATGCCCTCTATCATGTCATTTATAATATCAACTTGATAGACTCTATCGCCATCTAGGTATCCATCGTTATCCAGACGAGTCATAGTTCTGACTACATCTTTCATAGTAAACTTATTCTTAGGATCAAATGTCATTTCGTAAACTTTTTGTGCTTGGTTAGTCAAGTCAAAGTTACGACGCATTTTTCTAGTATAAGCATCTGCTACTTCTAATCTTCTTGCTTGATTGTCGTAAATACTATCTAGTACATCTTGTGTAAAGAATTTACTACCATCTTCAGCAAACTCATCTCTTACGTGTTGATGTGATATACTATGAGGTGTTTTTAAAGGTCTTTCTTTATTAGCTAAAGGTGCTGTTTCGTCTTGAACAGAACGTTTGCCTGCTCCAATAAGTTTTCTTAAGTTAGCTTCTGAGTCACCAGCTTTTATGTGACGTTTAAGTAAAAATGCTGTAAGTTGCCACCACTCATCACTATCGTATACTAATCCATGATACAAAGGTAATGATGCTTTTAATGGAAGTAAATGGTGTAATTGAAGTTCAGAAGCTGGTATACCCAAAGCATCTAACATTGGTTTATACTGTTTTCTAAACGCAGGCATTACACGTTTTGATACTTTATTATAATCAACTTTTGTAATTGGTGGTGTTACAAATAAACTTATTAAAGCACGTTCTTGGTTAGCTGTAAATCTTTTAAATCCAGTTTTTTTATCTCTTTTAGTAGCAGCCTTAAAAATATTATAATCAAATCTATTACCTACCATACCAAATTTTAGTAAGGTTGATCGTATCTCATTCACTTCTTGTTGGGATGGCCTATATGTTTTCCACTGTGAAATTGTTTTAAAAACTTCAGCATCACTTAGATATGTACCAAACTCATCACCATCTATAGGATCTATTACTTTAGTTGGCGACATCGCAAGAACAGGCATAGCTTCATCTTGTAATCTTTGATAATAGTCATTTGCTATGTTTGATGCACCTCTTGCTATACGTTGTAAGCTTGCACTTGCTGTACCACCTACAGCACCAGCTAGTGCAGCTTCATTAAATGTAAGTGGTCTTTTTTCATCAATACCTACACGTATTTGTTCAGACCCTACTCCAGTCAAGCCGCCAGCTATGCCAGCTCGTTTAATTGTATTAGCTTTACCAAATATCTTGGAGCCTTTTTTACCTAGTTTTGCAGTTGTGCCCGGTATTACACCAGCAGCACCAGAGGCAAGTATCTCACCAAGAGAAAAACTTGTGTCTCCTCTCATACGTTGTGCAATCGCATTAGCCACTGCACCAGATGCAAAGTTAGCTAGACCATAAAGAGCAATACCTTTTGGCCCTAGTAACGGATTGAGTAGAAAAGATGTTGCTTTATCTGTAGCTACACCAGCTGCAACTTCAAAACCTAGTCCACCAGCTGTACCAGCAATGTTAGGATCATCACCTTCTTCTTCAGCTTTCTTTCTTTTAGCTCTTTTTTCTAAAAACTTTTCTTCTCTACGTGGATCTTTGGGGTTTTGTAGTTCTTTATAAGCCTGATTTAGTTGTTCATCTGTAGCATCACCTCTTTCTTGACGTGCTTTCTCTCGCCGTTCAGCCTCCTCTTGCATCTCTCTGATCTCTTCTTCGTTCATCTTATATGTGATAGAATAGTTTGTTCACGTTCAGTTACACCAAACGTTTCTCTCATCCAGTCCAGCCAGTCTTTACTACCTTTTTCCTGATTGCATCTTCGACAAGAAGGTACGACATTCGCCGTTTCATCTTTACCCCCTTTGCATTTTGGGCGTACATGGTCGATAGTGAGTTGTTGTAATTCATAAGTTCCTCCACAATAAACGCATTGACAATTAAAGTGCTCTTTGATAGCCCTTCTCCAGAGCTTTTTAGATTCTGAACTCGTCATGGTTATTAAGTTGTGTAAATAGTAATCAGGTGTTGGTAGTAATGGGGTCATTTTTTGCGACTTTTACGGTTAATTGATGGCTTTTGTGTTCTGCCCTTGGTTGTGCTACCCTTATAATGTGCGGCATCGAGGCCGTCACGGTTGCCATATGTACCAAGTTTCTTATTAAGTTTGTTCGCATTGACTCTAATTGCTAAACCTTTTGGTGTTTTGTTGTATTTAGCCTGCTGCTTGCGACGCTTGGCCGCAGCTTTAGGATTCTTCTTGTAATAGCTAGAAGTTTTTGCCATAGACTTTTCTCTTAACTAAAGATGGATCTACAGTTGGTATGATCTTGTTGAGTTTGTCCAAGGGACTACCCTCGTAAGCGACACCTGTGATGTCATTGGTTTTT